CTTTAGCCATTTCATATTCGTGTCCGTTCTTTGTTTTTAATGCTTCACTTGCTTTTTGATTTGATTTTATTTGTTGCTTTAACGCAACATCATTTTTTTTAATTGCTGCTTCGTTTTTAGCGTTTGCATCTGTACTTGCTTGAAACATTTTTATTAAACCGTAACCTGCTGCTATTAAAGCAATAGTTGCCGCTATAATTGCTCCAATAGGGTTTAATGACATTGCTAAATTATAAGCATATTGAGCCGCCGTCATTATTCTTTGAACAATAGTATTTGCTTTTAATACCGCTCCAAGTTGTTTAAAACTATCTATGCTTTCTCCTATTGCTTGTGCGCCTGAAGCTAAAGCCATTGCGCCTTGAACTTTTAGTAACGCTTTTTCTACGTCTTCGTTTTGTTTTCCGAACGTAGCCATTGCACCGGTAACAACTGAAAAGCCACCTGCAACACCTGTTAACGCACCGCTTAACGCTTTAAACTTTGCATCAGGGTTAAACGCATCAGTTAAATTCTTTGCGTCTGCAATCTTGTCTCTTAAAATAGCCGACTTTTTTGCAGCTTCAACTGCCTGTGCTGAAGTCGCTCCAAACTTTTCAGACAATATAGCAACTTCACGTTGTGCCTTTTTTAACGCTGTTACTGTAAAGTCAAGATTTGTGTTAACTTCTAATTCAATTACTTTTTTTTCAGCCATTATTCTTTAGTTTTTTTTCTATTAACCTTTTGCGTTGTGCTTGTTTCCATTGTTCTTTTATGCTTGTAGTAAATTTATATTTACCTTTTGCTATGTCTATGTTTTCACTTTCTCCGTAAAAATCACTTAATAAAAGCATTTCTATTATTTTGTTTATCATACTTGGTTTATTATAATATAGTTTGTGTCCGTGTTTTTGTTGTTAGAAGTTATTGTTAAAGTAATTACTCTTGCAACGTTTATTGGTACGGTTACATCTAAATAACCTTCGCTTGTAAATTTAGCGTTTGACAAAGTAACGTTACTTGCATTTGCGCTTTTTGTAATATCTACTGTGTCTGAACCATTTGGAAATAAGATTGCAAAACGTAAAGTATTACTTGTTCCTGTTGGTGTGTCAACTAACTTAATTGGGTTAACTTGTGCGAAGTCATTAATTAAAGTAAAACTTACATCGCCTGTAGTTAAGTCGCTTTGCATCTCGTTAATCATATAACGTTTGTCTCTTATTATTAACCTATCGTTTAACTGAAGTTGTGTAAGTAAAGAAACAGGAAGTATTGTTTTAACTTTTACTAATCGGTTTTTTGGGTTGTATAGGTTAACTAAATAATCTCTGTAATATAAAGCATAAATCGTGTTTGGGTTGTTTTCTAAATAAAAGCTTGAAATTTCTTCACCAAAGTTTAAGGTTAAAGGAATTAAACCTGTTTCAAATAGTATATTGCTATCTTGTCCAAATGGAACGTAGTTAGTTATGTTTGCTTGTCCGTTCCAGTGTATATGTCCGCTTGTTATAAATTCTTTTTGGTTCATATATAACAAAACAGGTTTCGGAATATAAGTAGCTAACTCTTTGTTTAGGCAATAACCTACTTGTAATTGATTGCCGAAATTATTAAATAGTAAGTTTTCAAATGGACTTTCTATTTTGTATTCGCCACCGTCATAGTTCCAACCTATTTTCGTGTTTCCGTAGCCGTGTGCATCTGCGTTTAAAGGACTTTCTAAAAAGTATTTATTAAGCATACATTCGCTATCTTGGTATTTAAACTCAACGGACTTGTATAACTTCATTCGTTCTATTTCAATGCTTGTTATGTCGGTGTATTCTGTTATGTCAAAAACAGCTCCTTTAGAATACCAATATTGTATAGGTTCAAAAGTAAATACGTTCTTCGTGTTTGAGTAAACCGTTAAATTAAATTCTTTGCATATTCCTGTTATAAAGTCACTTATTTTCATATCAGGAGCTAAACCTGCTAAATCAGTAAACGAAGTTGTTGTTGCCGTTGTAACTGCTGTTCCTGTTGATGTAGTAACTGTTGACGGTGGAGTACCTTCCCTTCTTTGATAAGTAAAATTTATTCCAATTGTTATTGCGTTATAACTTCGTATTTTAAAAGTTATAATTTCGTTTTCAAATACGTTTTCGCTAAATTGAAACGGTGAAGCTGTTGTTGTTCCTGAACGTGTGTTTGTATAAACTCCATTTCTGTACATATCAATAAAGTAATCACTTGGACTTGCGCTTAAAGAAGTAACGGTGTAATATAAAATATGTTGAACCGTGTTTGTGGTGTCTAATTCTATGCGTGTAAAACTATTTGTTGTTGTGTTAAACGCACTTGCTAAAGCACCACTTGACGAAGTAAAATCTAATTCTACAGGGTTGTTTGTGTAGTGGTAACTTTCCTTGTTTTTGTAAAGTAAAAATGCTTTTTTAAATAAGTCGCTTTGTAAAAATATTCCGTTAAATGTTATTCCGTATTTACTTTGAATTAAACTAAATATACTTGCAACTCTAACCGCAGGAAATAACTCGGTGTAAACTATTTCACCGTGTACGTGGTTTAAATTATTATCGTTGTTTGTAGGGTATTCATACCAATTAGGTACGTTTGCAGTCGGCAAAGGAAAACTCGAATTAAACTGCCAAACTCTATTTGAACTTATTAATGGATAACGTACGTTGTAATCGGTTACTGTGCTGTCTATTGTTACTCGGTTGTAAACTTCTTGGTTTGTATAATTGTGGTCTAATGTCGAATAATTTAATTGGCTTAATTTGTCTTCATTAAAGAAGTCTTTTAAACTTACTCCTGCTCCGTAAAATGTTACTGAATAACTATCAGGCATTCCGTTTTTTAGGTTCGTTTTTTCGAGCTGAATTTTACCACGTCTAAATAAAATTGTGTCAACTTCTATATAAGCGTTGTACCTATTTTGATAGTCAATAGTTGCATCAACATCGTTTTGGTAAAAGTGCTGAAATATTGCATTATTAATTGGTGAACAAGGAATTGTAAAACCTTGCGAATAGTCTGTAAAGATTTTACTTATATCCGAAATATTCTGAATAGTAGAATTTACGGTTATTTTCTCATCGTTGAATAATTCTAAACGTGAAAATTCTAACTCGGTTTGTGCTAAAGCCGTTTCTATAAATATTGCTACTTGACGTTTCATTAAATAACTGAATTAATAACATCGTATGTAAACTCAAACTCTAAAGTATAATTTATTTGTTTCGTGTTTATACTCTTAAACAACTCCGTGCTTTTACTATTAATCTTTGCAGGTTTATCGTTAATCAGTATTTGTTCACTTAACATTATTTGTTTTAATACTTCCTTCCAATTTTCATAAACCCAACCTGTGTTAACCTTAATACTTTTTTTGCCGTTAGCGTTAAATACTTTTCTTTGTCCTTCTAAAACGTTGTAGTTAAAACTATCTGTTTGTAATAAATTGTATTCCGTGTTTTCAACGCTTAAAGTGTCGTTACTTGCTTTAAAAAAGAATTCACGTTGCCAAGCCCCATATCGGTTTACAAAGTCAATTATAACAGGTGTGTATTTGCATTCTTCAATAGGAAAAAAAACATAAGATGCTTTTACAACTGAAGAAGCGTTAAGCACTTCAACAGTATTACCGTCGTTTACGTTTGCAGTTCGAACTCGTGGAATGTCAAAAACGTTTGCTGTTGCTCCAAGCACTAATGTTGTTGGTGTTCCTGTACTTAAATTTGTATATCTAACCGTAAAATTTGCACCTACATTTATTCGTATTTTTCCTGCGTATTGCGTAGGTAAATAATAGTGATTAGGCACACTATCTAAACCGTAATCTCCTAATTCTACGTTAACATTGTCTTCGTAATATCCGTAACCATTAAACGCTTTGTAATCAACTTGTGCATCTGTGGCTGTTGGAGAATAAGTTGAACCTACTAATTTATATCTTTTAACTCTTACGTTTGCATATTGGTTTGTTGGTGTAACTACTTGTGCATCGCCACTTGTAGAACAAGCATCGTGACTTATGTATTCTTGTATGTAAGAACTTATGTCGTAAAGTGTTTCTATGTTGTTAGATGCCGGTATTAATTTACTTAACGTGTATTGTGGTGTTCCTGTAAATGTTGTTGTGTTGCTAATAAACAATTCTACCTTTGAGCCGTTTTGTCCACTTTCTGCAATCCTAATTAAGTACGGAGACCGTGTAAATATATTAGCCATTATTTCTTTTCGTTTTTAAATTGTGTTTCTTTAAATAAATTCATTGCGTCTAAACCAAACTTTTCTACAAGTTCTTCAGGCAATCTTTTAAATGCAGCTTCAAATGGTTTGGTAAAAAATAAACTCGGTTTTATTCCTTGATGGTAAACAGTATCTCTAACTGCATACGGATTAAGTCCTTTACTTGCGCTCCATTGCATAAAATGTTTAACGCTTGGCTTCTTACCTATCTTAAATTTAAACTCACTTTGTGGTGCGTTTTGTTTCCACATTTTACCTTTGTTATTCGTGCTTTTGAACTTGCTTGTTGTTGCACGAACACCACCAACTCCTTTAACTCCTTTGTCTTGAAATTGTCCGTACAAATTCATTTCAAAGTCTATAGACAAACTATTTGGCATTGCCTTAACGTTACCCTTTAAACTTTGCCAAAGTCCCTTTGTGTGGTTCTTTTTTAAGGTAGTTAAATTCTTTCGTGCTTCTTTAATTACCGACTTTGAAAACCTATCTAATTCTTTTTGTACTTCGCTTTGTTTCATCTTAACAAATAGTCATTTCGTTTGGTGTTACTATGTCAAGTGTCATTGTCCAACCTGCCATATAATTTTCGAACCTTTCAGTAAATGGTTCTAAATTTGCAGTTCCTTCAACCATAAATAAATCGTATGCTAAACTTCCGTGTTTTATTATTTCATACGCCCTGTTTAATACTGCGTGTTGTGTATTTAGTACGTCAATTTCGTTGTCGTTACCTAAAAAAATATTTGTTGTTGCGTTCTTGGACAAGTCTACAATATCCATTGCTATTAAACTAATATTCCAAGTCGTTGTGCTTTCGTCTAACGTGCAGTTATTTACCATTATATGTAATAAAGGAAATATTGTTTGTTTGCTTAAATCAACTTTGAAAATGTCGCCTTGTGTTACCGTGTTTACAATAACGTCTGCGTCAAAGTGTGTTTTTAATTTGTCTAATAAGTTGTAATAACCTGTCATTTTCGTAATTTATTTAATTGGCGTTGTTCAATTTCTTGCTTTTGTTTTTCGAAGGTAAGATAGTTGAGACACATAGTAAGTCGATATCCGGTGACTGTGTCAAATCTTGTAATGTCTCCTTGAGCGAGTGCATAAACTGATTGATACCAACCCCATTGTTTTCCAAATTGAGCTTGTTCACTAAACTCGTTTCCGTCTTCTTGTTCGTCTTTATCTGCCGTTCCAAATAATTCAGAGTAGCTGCTAATAATTCGCTTCCTAAATTCCAAAAAAAAACACTTGAACTAATCGCTATGTCAACTGGCGTGAACTTCATTAATTCGTGCATTTCATCCATAGGTTTGTAATCAACTATTTCGTATTTATCTTTAAACTTCATTTTAATAGGTCGGTACATTACAGCCATTGCTTTATGATAGTCTTCCCACTTCAGTAAACTGTTTTCCAAGTCTACGTATTCGCCAAAACTTATGTCTTCAAGGTTAGTTATAAATCCAAATTCTTGTGTTCCTATTTTAAACGTTGGTTGAAACTTTGGCTTTTCGCTAAACAACTTTGTAAAGTGTGTAATTAATTCGTTTAAACTTGTTAACTTCATTTTTACAATGTCCTTTAGTTCTATACCGCAGAATATTTGAACCATTTTTTGTGCTATAAATTCTTCGTCATTGCTTCCCTGTTGAACCTTTAAAAATTCTTGGTAGCTTTTTAATGGTATTTCACTTAAAGTTGTTGGTACGTTTATTTCTAACTTCATATCTTAATAATTAATTATTCGTGTTTTTGTTGTGTTCGTTTTTTTGTATGTAATCGTATGCTTGTTTTAACATATTAATATCTCGGATGTCACGTAAATAAATACGAACCTTTACACCTTTTTTTTGGTATATGTAAATTTGTACGCATTGCATCATTACTTCTAAATCGTTCATCTTATAAAATATTGTCCGTGTGTATTGTTTAACCCTAAAGTTTCCATTTCGTGATAACGTACAGCGTCAATTGCGTGGTCGTTTTTTCCTTGCGGTTTGTTTAATGTTTTACCAGACTTGTCAGCATCCCAACAATACGCCCTTAATTCTTTAATTAAGTTTGTGCTTTGTGAAGTAACTAAATAAGATTGCGACTGCATTATTTGTATTCCGTAATTTACACTATCTGCGCCCTTTGTTACTCCTTTTATTTGTTGTCCTGTTCTTCGTATTTCTTCAATGCTTTTCGGTTCGCTACTATCTGCGTATGCTATTACGTGTTTTTGTAGTTTCTTTGCTATGTCGTTATTCAATAAACTTGTTTGGTAACATATTTCATTTAGTATTCTTTGACCGTTGTAATTGTAAACTTCAACTATGCTTGTTGGGTCGTTTGAATACCCAAAGTCTAAACCGTAACCAAGTAACCGTGCTTCAGGCGGTATGGTGTCAATAAGTTTATAGTTTGAAAATATAACTCCTTCTAACATTCCGACAAGTCCTTCGCCATATACTCGCCACCAATTAGCCCAATAACTGCTTGTCGTGGCTTTTAAGCGGTTCTTTTCTATTTCTGTTACTATTCGTTCATCTAACGCTTCGTTGTCCTTGTACGTTAAAATTAAAAAGTCTGTGTCGGGTTCGTCTTTTAGTTCCGTATGCACCCAAAATTCATTCGCTGGGTTAAAGTCAAGGTATATTCGTTTTTTTGTACGTATTGCAAGTTCGTTGTAACTTTCAAATGTTACGTTGTTACATTCGTTAATGTACAAAATATCACGTCTTGCACCCCTTAATTTTGAACTATCGTCTGCACTAAAAAATTCTATATAAGAACCGTTTGAAAATTCGTACCGTAATAAAGATTTGTTAAACTTGTCTTCAAAGAACCTGTTACTCCAACGCATTATTTTAACAAAGTCTTTTAATGCGCCCCTTCGTAAGTGTGGAATGCTTTCAGCTACAATACTTATTTCCGTGTTTTTGTGCTTTGTCGCTATGTCAATTAATAAAGGAATAACCCCGAAAGTTTTACCCGCTGAAGTACCGCCTTGAATTATTTTTATTCGCTTGTCTAACTTTGCAATTTTACTAATTGCAGTCGTCCGTATTAACATCAGGAAATAAAGGTTGTTCTATATTTGTTTGTTCTATTTGTTGAACAGGCGCACCGTAGCCACTATCCATAAGTGCTTTGTATGCTGAAACATCGCCGTCCCGCATTTTTTTAACCATTGCTAAAGTTCCTAAATCTTCTTGTGTTAAAGTTTCTTCAACGCCTGTTATTGGGTTCTTTGCCTTTTGTGTTGTTTCTAACCAAAGACGTGCTATTGTGCTGCGGTTTCTACTTCCTTTAGGACGTCCGTTTTTTTCAGGTTGGTATTCCGCACTAAACTTTTTTAAATTTTCTTCGTTTGGCATTTTCTCGTTTTATTCACGTTAATTTAATATTTGTCCGTTGCGTTTAATTTCTAAACTCGGGTCAAGTTTTTTCATTCTGTCAATTATTACTTGGCAATATTTAGGGTCTAATTCCATTCCGTAACATTTGCGTTTAAGTTGGTGTGAAGCTACCATTGTGCTTCCGCTTCCCATATAAGGGTCAAATAAAAATAATGGAGCGTTTATTTTTTCAAATATTTGTTCAATTAATTTTACGGGTTTTTGTGTTGGGTGAAATCTTTTTTTATCACTACTAACAAATCCTTGGTGGGTTTCTTTAATAATATAAACCGCTCCGCTTCCATTATACCAAGCAACTTCTGCGTCTGCTAAAAATGCGCTATTATTTTCAAAACGTTTGTCCCAAATAATCCAATTTCCTTTCGGTAATTTATCACTAAAACAATTAGCTCCAAAAAATAAACATTTGTCAAACATCGCTAAAAAAAATGAAGGGTCAAAATCTTTTTCGTCGTTTTGTATTTTACTATATTTATTTTCACTTGGAATTAACCCGCCTTGAAATCTTGTGTAATCTGTATTCCAATCAATACCATACGGCGGGTCTGTAAATACCATATCCGCTTTCTCTCCATTCATCAACTTTGCCACTTGGTCGCTATCTGTACTATCTCCGCAAAGTAAACGGTGTTCGCCTATTTCAAATAAATCACCTAAAACAATATCGGTATTTATTTCGTTTGGTATTTCGTAATTGTCTTCTTCTGCTTCAAGTTCCTGAACGCTTACATCTAACGGCAAGTCTAAACCCCAATCCGTTAATTTGTCCGTGTCCCATTCATTCG